AATAATTGGTGAAACAGATTGGAAATTACAATTAGATAATCAATTGCCAACTTCTATAAATCAACCCATATTTATTCCAAAACACGAATGGCATCGTGTTATTAAAGGAACAGGAACACTAAAATTAAAAATACATAAATCATAATATTTATAATAAAATAAAATGGCAACATATATAATTTCAGGAGTATCATCAGCAGACTGTGCAACTAACGGATTTACGGTAATCTCATCAACAGCCGGACCAACGGGTGGATTTGGTCCTATTTCAGGAGCATATAAAACAGGAATTATGGCTGGTGTTGATTTTGTAATAGGAATTGATACTAATTCCGATCCAACAGCAACTCAAGCGGCTTTTAACTCCCCAGCAACAGGTAATCCTTTATACATAGCTCAACGAGTACCTTTAGGAGCAGCAAATAGTTACACTGTTTGTTTTCCTCAATACGGTTCAGATCAAGGAGCAGCAGGAACTGCTTGTAGAGTAATGGCTTATAATTTTCCTTCAGATGGAACTAACTTTACTACTAATGAGTATAGAAGTGTTGCTATTCAAGGATACACACCCGCACCTCAAACAGTAGCAGAATTTATAGCAGCAATGAAAAATATCGGTATTCCTGTATTTAATAACTCAGGAACTTTACAATAATTTAATATATAAATTATGAAATATATTTTGACCGAAGAAACATTATTACTTCAAAAACTTGCTGGTATCATTAGCGAAAGCCAATATAAAGAAAAATTAGCAGAAGTTGATATTAATTTAGATGATAAAGAACAATCAGTAGTTGATGATGTAAAAGACGAAATGTCTTCTATATTAAAAACTATGGATGCTGAATTAGCTAAAGCATCACAATCCACAAATGAAGGTTTATTAACAGTAGCTAGTATTGCTATTGCATTACCTGCTATTATGGGATTAGTTGCTAAATTTGGTAAAGCAGCAGGTAATATGGTTAATAAAGTATTAGGTAAAAAACCAACAGATCAAGATGCTTATCAACAATGGATGGCTAAACTAGGTCATATTGCTGATGAATTACACCATTTATATATGGCTCCAATTGAAGCTATTGTTAAAAAATTTATTAAAGATCCTGCTAAAGCTAAAAAAGTATCAAATGGTATTTTTCACGTAATAGTAGCAACTTTCCTAATAGCATCAGGAGCAACAGCAGTAAAAGCTTTACAATCTAAAAACTTATCTTTAGCAACTTTAGAAGGTGCTTTAAGTGCAATTAAAGGAGGTGAAATTAAAGATTTCATTTCGGGATTGGTTGAAGCTTAATTTATAGACGGATTCATAGCCCGTCGACAAATTTTTAAAAAAATGACAGCTGTGGCGTCACCAAATTTGGAGACGTCACCTTTTTTTATTATATTAACGCATTAAATATATGGCAAAGAAAATTGTAATTGTAGGATCAGGTGTAGCAGGTGTTAATGCTGCTACTAAATTAGTAGACAATGGTTATCCTGGAAGCGATATTACCATTATTGATATGGGAAATGACCCTTACAGACGTAAACCTGAGGAAGTAATGACAGGTTTTTTAGGTGCTGGAGGTTGGTCTGATGGTAAATTAACTTACCATACAGCAATTGGAGGTCAATTATCTAAGTATACAGGTGAGAAAAAAGCAATGGAATTGATGGATGAAGTTATTACTAACTTTAAACGTTTCCATCCTAAACCAGAAGAAGTACAATGTTCAAATCCCATAGAAGAACCTGATTTTATTAAACCATATTTTGGATTACGTTTATTTCCTGTATGGCACGTTGGTACTGATTATCTACATGAAATTGGCAAAAATTGGTATGATTATTTAATATCTAAAGATGTTAATTTTATTTGGAATGAACGTGTATTTAAAATTGATTTTGAATCTGATTTAGTTTATTTAACTGTAAATGGCAAAGAAGGTCAATATGCTATAGAATATGATAAACTAATATTCGGTGTAGGTAAATCAGGTATAGACTTTGCCCAATCTCTTCAAGATGAATATCAATTAGAAACAGAACCTAAATCAGTACAAATTGGAGTTAGATTTGAAGCACCACAAGAACACTTCCAAAAACTAATTGATATCAGTTATGATTTTAAATTGTACCGTAAATTTGAAGATAAAGGTGTTTCATTACGTTCGTTCTGTACTAATAATAATGCTGCTTATGTTGCTGTAGAAGAAACTTATGGTGATTTATCTTATAACGGTCATGCTAAAAAAGATCCAAAATATAGAAATGATATGACTAATTTTGGTATTTTAATGGAAATTAATGGAATTAATAATCCCTTTGAATGGTCACGTAATGTTGTAAACAAACTACAATTTGGAGGTAGAGGTTTATATTATTCACCTTCTCGTGTTCCATCTCAAACATCTGAGGGTGAAGAAATTAATGCTTTTCAAATTGAATTTTTAGATGGTGTAAAAGAAGTTATGGGTGAATATTGGAATTATATAGAGGATTTTATTGAAGATATGAAAAAAGTATTCCCAACACTTAAAGACGATTGGGGAGTTTATATTCCTGAGGTAAAATATTTGTCTCCTGAACCACTTGTAAACCATAAAGATCTAGGATTATCAGAATATCCTGATGTTCATTTTGTAGGAGATGCTTTATCCGCTCGTGGTATTACAGTTTCAGGAGCACAAGGTATTTTAGCTGTAGAAAATTTGGTTAAAGAATGTGAATGGGATAATGTTCATGGAGATATAATCAATTGGAGATAATTTGGAAAATTAAAATAAATTTATTATATTTCGATTATGGCTACAAAATATGAATTTAGCAAAAAATTAAAGAGAGCAGATGGTACTATAGCTTGGGTATGGGAAGGTAAGTTACACAATTGGGATGAAGCAGCATTAGTTCATCCTGATGGTAAAAAAGAATATTATATTCATGGAATTAAATATACTTTAGATGGTTGGAAAGAAGCAAGACGTAATCGTGAGGGTTTACCTTGGTTTAAAAATCCATCAATCACAAATGCAAGAAACGCTGGTTAATTATGAAAATAGGTTTATGTGGAACAATGAGTGTAGGTAAAACTACATTGGTAAATGCTTTAAAGCAATTACCTGAATTTGCAAATTATAATTTTGCAACTGAACGTTCAAAGTATTTACGTGATTTAGGTATTCCATTGAATACTGATTCTACTATTAAAGGTCAAATTATATTTTTAGCTGAAAGAACAGCTGAATTGATGAATGAAAATGTTATTACAGATAGAACTATAATTGATGTAATGTCGTTTACTAAAGCAGCTAAATCTATTAACTATTATGAAGCTGAAGCTTTTTGTGGACTAGCTAAAAATTTACTCCATGAATATGATTACATATTTTATGTATCTCCAGTAGGAGTTGAAATTGAAGATAATGGAGTAAGAGAAACAGATATTGAATATAGAAAACTAATTGATTTTCTTATTGGCTTAAATCTTAGAGAAAATAAACATCGTATTAAAAATCTAACAACTTTATCAGGAACAACTGAAGAACGTATTGCGCAAATTAAAGAGACAATTTTTGGTTGATATTTATGGTCATGAATAAATCTGAATTAAAAAAGGAAATTAAAGATTATATATACGAAATTTTATCTGAAGAAGATTTAGATGAAGGTACTTATGTAGGAGCAGATGCTGTTGATGATCTTCAAAAAGACCCTAAATTTGCTTCTGCTAAAGACAAAACTACTGCTATCAATACCTTAAAAACAGGGGGTAGTGTAACTTTAGAAGAAGAAGATGAAGATAGAGAACCTACTAAAGCTGAATTAGCAAAAGAAAAAGTAAAAGGTGCTCCTTCTAAATTTAAAGTATCAAATACTGAATTTGAAGATTTTAAAGATAAATTAAAAACTTTAGTTAAGAAAATTAAAGATATGGAAAAAGGAGAAGCTAAAGATAAAAAAATGGCTGCCCTTAAACAATTTATAAAGAAACCTGAATTAGTTAAAGCGTTTAAAGAAAGAGACGTTAAAATTGATACTGGTGGATTGGTTGATTAATTATGAAAAAAGGGTTTCCTTATTTAGTAATAGCAATATTAATTGCTGTAATCATTTGGCTTACTAAATGTAACGGTGATATTATTGTTACTAAAATAGATACCCAAACCACAATAAAATACAAGTGGGATACTTTTACTAAAAAGGAAACTGTTTATAAACCCAAATGGGAAAAAATTTATTTAACAGATACTATTCACGATTCAATTCCTGTATATCAAGTTTTACCTTTTGTATTAACAAGAGATTCAATAATTATAAAAAATGATTCAACAGAAATTAAAGTAAAATATGAAATAGTTAGTGAAAATCCTTTATATAAAATAGATAAAAGTATAGATTATAAAATCCGATACAAAGAAATTGAAAAAATAATAACAAAAGAGGTTGTTAGAAAACATGCTTTTTATGCTGGTCCTTCAGTAGGTGTAGGTAAAACAAGTTATATTTCCTTAGATGGTTTATATGAAAGAAAAGGTAAAATCATCTATAGAGCAGGAGTAGGAGTCAATACTCGTTTCGAACCTATGCTTAAGGCAGGGGTGTATTGGCAAATCTCCAAATAATATGAGTCAAGACTTAAAACAAATAATCAGAGAAGAATACTTAAAGTGTGCTCAAGATCCAGCCCACTTTATGAAAAAATACTGCCACATCCAACACCCCCAACGTGGTCGAGTAATATTCAATTTATATCCATTCCAAGAAAAAACATTACGTTTATTTAGAGACAATCCATACTCAATTGTATTAAAATCTCGTCAGTTAGGTATTTCAACATTAGCCGCAGGTTATTCTTTATGGTTAATGTTGTTTCATAAAGACAAAAACGTACTTTGTATTGCAACTAAACAAGAAACCGCTCGTAATATGGTTACGAAGGTTAAGTTTATGTTTGATAATTTACCTTCTTGGTTAAAAATAACTGCTGAAGAAAATAATAAATTATCATTACGATTAAGTAATGGGTCACAAATCAAAGCCACTTCAGCAAATAGTGATGCTGGTCGATCAGAAGCCGTATCTTTGTTGATAGTGGATGAGGCAGCATTTATTGAACAAATAGATCATATATGGGCTTCAGCTCAACAAACATTAGCAACAGGTGGAGGAGCGATTGTATTATCAACTCCTTTTGGTACTGGTAACTGGTTTCATAAAACTTGGGTAGCAGCAGAGGCAGCAGATAATGATTTTTTACCAATTAAATTACCTTGGTATGTTCACCCTGAACGAGATGAAGCTTGGAGAAAACGTCAAGATGAATTATTAGGTGATCCTAGATTAGCATCACAAGAATGTGATTGCGATTTTAGTACCTCAGGTGATGTTGTATTTTATCCTGAATGGGTAGAATTTATAAAATCAACAACAATAAAAGATCCAGTAGAACGTAGAGGTGCGGATCAAAATTTATGGGTTTGGGAACCAGCAGATTATACACGTGAGTATATGATAGTAGCTGACGTAGCTAGAGGTGATGGTAAAGACTCTTCAGCAGCCCACGTTATTGATATAGCAACTAATACACAGGTTGCTGAATATAAAGGACAATTACCACCTAAAGAATTTGGATATTTTTTAGTAGGTTTAGGATCTGAATATAATAATGCGATGTTAGTAGTTGAAAATGCCTCAATTGGTTGGGCAACATTAGATGCTATTATTGAAAGAGGTTATCGTAATTTATATCATTCTCCAAAATCAGACCAATTAACAGCCGAATCATACTTAAGAGTATTTGAAGGCAGTTCTGATATGACACCTGGATTTACAATGTCTTTAAGAACAAGACCATTAGTAGTAAACAAATTTAGAGAATATGTTGGTGATCGTTCTGTAACAATACGTTCAAAACGATTATTAGAAGAAATGAAAGTATTTGTTTGGAAAAATGGTAGACCCGAAGCTCAAACTGGTTATAATGATGATTTAGTAATGAGTTTTGGTATTGGAATGTATTTAAGAGACACATCTTTAAAATTTCAACAACAATCTCATGACATGACTCGAGCTACGCTTGGAAGTATGGGTAAAACTAATTATCTTGGAGGATATAGTAGTAATAAACCTAAAAACCCATATTCTATTCAAACAGATCATGGACAAGAGGACATTAAATGGCTATTATAATATTTATAACTATAAAAAAATACATAAATGGCAGATACTAGTTTATTCACCCGATTAAAACGATTGTTTTCAACTGATGTTATCATCAGAAATCAGGGTGGTTCAGAATTAAAAGTAATGGATGTTGATTCTATCCAACAATCAGGAGATATAGCAACAAACTCCTTAATGGATAGATACAACAGATTATATTCACCAGCAACAACATCTTTATTAGGTTCCCAAATTAATATAAACTGGCAGTACTTACGTACTATGGTTTATTCAGACTATGATAATATGGATTATGATGCTATTGTAGCTTCTGCTCTTGATATTATTTCTGATGAATGTACTTTAAAAAATGACATGGGTGAGGTACTTCATATTAAATCAAGTGATGATGATGTTCAACAAATATTATATAACTTATTTTATGATGTATTAAACGTTGAATTTAATTTATGGTCTTGGATTCGTCAAATGTGTAAATATGGTGATTTTTTCCTTAAAATGGAAATTGCTGAAAAATTTGGTGTTTATAATGTAATTCCTTACACAGCTTACCATATTGAAAGACAAGAAAATTATGATAAAGAACATCCAAATGCAGTAAGATTTAAATATTCACCTGAAGGTATTTTTGCGGGTGGTTCTGGTTATTATGGTACCCCTAATTTAGGAACATTTGATAACCAACCAGGTATTTATTTTGACAATTACGAAATGGCTCATTTTAGATTGTTAACAGATGTTAATTATCTTCCCTATGGTCGTTCATACTTGGAACCAGCTCGTCGTATTTTTAAACAATACGTGTTGATGGAGGATGCTATGTTAATTCATAGAATCTCACGCTCACCAGATCGTCGTATATTTTACATTAACGTTGGTTCTATTCCTCCAAATGAGGTAGAAAACTTCATGCAGAAAACTATTTCTACAATGAAGCGTACTCCATTAATGGATAGTAATACTGGAGAATATAATTTAAAATACAATATGCAAAACTTGTTGGAAGATTTTTATATTCCAATGAGAGGTAATGATACTACTACTAAAATCGAAACTGCTCCTGGTTTACAATATGATGGTATTCAAGATGTTACTTATTTACGTGATAAATTATTTGCTGCCCTTAAAGTACCTAAAGCATTTATGGGTTATGAAAAGGATTTAACAGGTAAAGCAACATTAGCAGCAGAAGATATTCGTTTTGCTCGTACAATTAATAGAATCCAACGTATTGTATTATCTGAATTATATAAAATTGCTTTAGTACATTTATATACTCAAGGTTATACAGGTGAGCAATTAACTAATTTTGAATTAGAATTAACTACACCTTCAATTATCTATGACCAAGAAAAAATTGCCTTATTAACTCAAAAGGTAGACTTGGCTCAAAAGATTATGGATCTTAAAATATTACCTTCTGATTGGATTTATGATAATATATTCCACTTTAGTGAGGATCAATATGATGAGTATAGAGATTTAATTGTTGAAGACCAAAAACGTGCCTTTAGACAAAAACAAATTTCTGAAGAAGGTAATGACCCTAAAGTAACAGGTAAATCATATGGTACACCTCACGATTTAGCATCACTATATGGTAAAGGAAGAATGTATGACCAACCAGAAAATGTACCTGTAGGATATGGTGATGATTTAAAGTTAGGTCGTCCTGAAGAAAAATCAACCGATCGTAATACTCAAGATGATAATTTTGGTAAAGATAGATTGGGTGCTAAGGGCATGAATGATAAAGATAACGAAAATGAACAAGGAGGAATCAAACCAGAATTTAAAGGTAATTCACCATTGGCTTTAGAGGCAAAACAAATATACTTAAAGAATAAATCTTTAATTGAAGGATTAGTGAAAAAAATAACTCCTGAAGTAAATACTATGGGAGAATCACTATTAGATGAAAGTAAGTTAAAGGAATAAAAATCTTTATATATTTATAACAAAATCTTTGGGAATGAACATTAAACATTCTAAGTATAAAAATACAGGAATCTTGTTTGAGCTTTTAGTAAGACAAATAACGGCTGATACCTTATCGGGTAAAGATTCTAAAGCAACTAATATTCTAAAAAAATATTTTGTAAAAACAGAACTAGGAAGAGAATATAAACTGTATGAAACTCTTACTAAACATAAAAATTTAACAGAAGGAAAAGCAGAAGTTGTAATCAATTCAGTTATTGAGTCTTCTAAAAACTTAAACAGAGGAGCTTTAAAAAGACAAAAATATAATTTAATTCAAGAAATTTCTAAACATTATAACTTAGAGGAATTTTTTAAATACAAACTACCTAGTTATAAAACTCACGCAGCATTATATACGTTAATAGAGATCTTTT